AGGAACTGTTTCTTGTGAAAGAGGTATCTCGTTATTAGGAGTTAATACATTATCTCTCCAAGCTCCATAGCCAGTATTAGCTTGCATTAAATAACCAATTCTAAACCCATAGGCATGGTTACCACCTAGTTTTTTTAAATTTAATAACCTATATTTCTCTTCTAAAGAAGCTTTATATTTAGTTTCATCCCATTTTGCTTCAATATTATCTGCAGTTTCAAGTACTTTCTTACGTTGTTCTGCTACTCTTGCATTGATTTCAGCAATCTGTTCTTCTTGTAAAGCTATTTTCTTTCTAGCTTCTACATCACCTTGGGCAGCTGCAACTCCATCCTTAACCCCTTCATCTACTTGGGCTTCATTAATAGGTTTGATTACATTTTCTGCCGTAACTTCTAATGTTTTCTGTAGTGTTTTACTAAATTGTTGTAAGTTAGCTAGTTCATATGTATCTTTTGCCGTAGCAAGTTTGTCGATACGTGTAGCTTCTCTTGTCCATAAAGCGTCTTGACGCTCATAAGCTTTTACATCTTCTTTACGTTGTTTATCTAAAGCCGTTGCATATTCTTTTAGCTTTTTGGATTCATCAGATACTGTACGTTTAGTAAAACCTTTTGCTTGTGTACTTCTTTGATAAGGCATGGTTTAATGTTATTTATTGCGATGGTTGCCAACCCCAATCTCCTTTACCAAAACCTCGACTAAAGTAATCCTTTCCACCTAAAGCAGTACCCATACTTACAGTAGTTGTAATACCAGCAAGTATTGGTCCAAGAGGTGATGGTTTCTCAGGAGCATTTTGTTTAAGAGGACGTATGGTTTTGAATGATGCGGTTGGTGCAAACATAGCAGACTGTGAAATGTTATTTTGAGCAGTTTGGTCAGCAGAATATTGATCTAAATCTATACCATATTTATCAATAGCATAAGATTTAGCTTCATCAAATATTGTAGCATCAAGTTGTGCTTGTTCAAATCCATATGCTCTTTCAGCTTCCATAAGCTCAAGCATCATAGACTGACCTGATTGTTGTCCAGCTAGTACAGTACCTTGAGCTTGTATAGCCTTAGCTATATTTGCTTGACTAGCAAACATTTGTTCTGTAACTTTTTCTTGGAACTCTTGATCTCTAGCAGCAACTGCTCTATTTGCTTCAGTTTGGTTTAACTCTCTTTGTTTATAATAATTAGCTCTAGAGGCTGAATCAGCCTTTAACTGAGCTTCATATACTTGTAATTTTCTTTGATCATTGTAAGCAGAGATTTGAATATCGTTTAAATATTGTTGTCTTGCTATAGCGTTTGATCTGTTTACCGCTGCTACCTGAGCACGGTGTGCTCTATTCTGATTTTGAATACCAGAAATAGCTTGAGCACCACCTAATGCGGCTGCTACGGCTACTGGGACGCACATAATTTAATAAATTCTATAATAGGGACACCTTTATAGACATAGTAACGTAAAAATTTAAAGCCTAAAAGTTTGAGGAATTTAACATGGGATTCATTTCTCATGTCAACCATATTACATAAGTAAGGATTCTTCAAAGATTTTATTAAGCGTCTACCTCTTTTAACAAATGCATAAGGATACTCCGTGCTGGCCTCAGTACAAAGCATCCATATAAGGTTTTGTGAAGTAACACCTACTGCTCCTGCAATCTTACCGTTAGGGTTCTCGATATACCAACAGTCTGTTGAACCATAATAAGATTCAACAACTGCTGCTTCACCAGTCAACCCTGTTAGGTCTTCTGCCTCACGTCTATCTTCCCAACGTAGGTTTTGCCCTACACTAAGAGCTATCTCTGGTGTGCAGGGCTTGAGTTTTACACTAAATTTACCGTCTTGCATGTCTTTTTTGGTTATAGTTGCCGTCCCAAGAACCTGAGACTAAAGCGGTGGAGAATGGATCTGGTATTTTTATATCTAAATTATATTTTTCATTCTTTCTTTGTATAGGTACTCTTACTGATTTACTTAGTTTAGAAGGTGGTTTACCAAAGTCACTGTCATCTAGTTTCATACCTGATTCATACTGAATATAATCAGCAGTATCAGCATAGATAGATGATAAATGAAATTCCATTGGTCCAGAAACACCCATTTCAAAATTTATTGCAGAAATTCTTAAGGCACCATTCACATCATTCTGGTTCTCACCTACAGCTAAATAGTAATTAGGTAAACTAACAGTTGTAGTATAAGCATATCCTACAGCTACAGTCCATCCAGTCATATTAACACCTTCAAATGTAGCTTTATTAGTACCTACTGAAGTAGCTTTAACTACTTGACCTGCTACATTATTACCTGCTGTATCGGTCCCAGAAAGGGCTACAGCATAGAAGTTTGTAGCTGCGGTAGGTGTGTAAGGTATGGTTAATTCAGTGAAGTCTGAGCCTGTTGTGGAGCCTCCCTGGGCTGTATAGCTATTACCTGTTGGTATAGTCATATTATCCAAACATACCTCAAACCACCTAGAAGTGGTTAATGGTGATCCTACTGTACCAGAGCCTAGTGTATAGGTTCTAGCAGCTGTAGCATCTGTAACGTACTCATGTCGATTTAAAACATAATCACTACCTTGCAGGGTTACTGCAAAGAAACTACCAGAAGTGTAAAGCATATGCTGTAGTGTACCTGTTAAAGTCCAACTATACCAAGCAGATTGTTCCCTACGTTCTCCTGAATTGAAATATTTATATTGATAAATTTCGGCAGAATTTTTTTTACCAAAAGTTACAACACCTAGAGCTGTGGAATTAGCTGACATTGTTACTGTTTTAGGTATGTACTCAGGTACTACTCTAGTTTGCTCTAATATCTTAGGTGGTACATCATCATCAAGTATGGCGGCTTCATATACTCTAGTATAAGCCGAAACATTAGAAGTGAACATAGCTGATGTTCCCATGTCCACAGGTGGTAAAGAACTATCACATTCATAACTAGCAACTTTTTTTAACCTAGCTGTTTTAGGGCTAAATATATCTGATTCTGTAAATAGAATAAATTGTGCATTATCACTGAAAACCATCACCCCTTTATTCTGAGGTAATATATGATTTACAAAAGCAGGTTTAATATCACTAACAGTAATATCAATTGGGTTATCATCACTCGTAGTAATAGCAGAGACAACAAAGAAATTAAAGTAATCTCCAGGCCGACTAAGGACTACTTGTTCATCTGCAATTAATCCTAAACGATTTCTATGGAAAAATATTTTCTGGATATTTTTATTGATAAAACTTGGGAATGGATTAGTGATCTTATCACCTACATCTCTAACTTTCCAGTAGTTATCTGTACCATCTGCTGTAGCTGTAGCTTCATCTAACCTTTTAAAAGTAAATGTACCATTACGATTGTTGACTAATGCATGTGGCATGGTATTTGTATCAAAACCTTCTAACACATAGTCTGTAGAAATTGTACAGTTACTACTTGATATAGTACCACTAGCTGTATCTGTTACAGTAAATGAGTTAGTCGCAACAGTAGCAACAGTAAACTCTCCATCTACCCCTGCACCTGAAGTGAAGTCTAAATAAACTTTATCATTAACAGCATGTGGATGTCCAGTTTGGTTAACTGTAATAGTAGTACCACTTCTAGTATAAGTACCAGTTACTGCAGAAGTTGAGAAATTATGTGGTCTAACACACTCTTCCCATTTACCACTACCTTGGCTACCATTATCTGCTATAAACTCAACATAATAATTATCAGCTTCTATATTACTATCGTTTGCTATTTGTGCTATATACCCATTCTTACATTGGTTAGGTAACTTACTAACATCTTGAGCTGTATTACCTAGTATGGTCATACCTTCATTTATAGCACCTCCTAAGAAGTTAACATCAGGAGCAGAAGATCCATGTAAATAAAGACCACTACCAATAATCTCAGCAGTTACATTAGAAAGGTTTGAGTTAACCTGATCATGTAGACCTTTGATAATAGTAGCCATACTAAGTTTACCGTCATCAGGATTCTTAGGGCTTCTATAATAAGCTATACTTGCTACATCTTCAAAAGTTTCTACTGGTTCTACAGCAACAACTTTAATTCTATAACTTATACCTTCAATATCTAAATCAATATAAGCACCTAAAGCTGTGTTTTTGGTTTCAGTTTTAATCAACCCACCATTTTTTAATGTGACTTGGGCTGTGTACCTCATTTTATAGTGTTGAGTGAAACCTAAAAAGTTAGTAGCAGTACCAGAGGTAGTACCACTGGTGTTACCATCTTGATCTCTAGTACCAGTACTACCGTCTTGCCAGTTATACTGTTGTTTCGATACAAAAGATGCTGCATTAACTGTAACGAATCCTTCTAGATCTTCAATAGCTACCTGCCCTCCAGGTATTGTAATGTTATTACCACCACTAAAAGAGAACTGACCTAAACCAGCATACCTACCATCTTTGTCATCATTGTCCCATGTGTTACCATCAGTTGTACCTTTCTCTACTTCTAATGCTGTAGCACGATAATAAGTTTTAGGAGTTGGTGCAGTATTACCTGTGTATAATACATATTCTGTGTTATATGCAAGTGTAGTTAATCTTACAAAAGAGTAGTTCCCATCGTTGAGAGGAGAGTGAGTAAGACCACTTTTACCAACCTCTTTCTGTGGGTTAGATATGATCGAATAGTCTTGGATTGTTTGTATAGCATAAGGTGCAGTAGCTCCAGCTAAGTAACTAAATAAAGAATCTCCTGAACTATTAGTTAGAGATTTTTCAGTACCATCTGCTAAATCCCATACTCTAATAGGCATAGACCCCGTAAGGCTAGGGGTTATTTGTGCTATATATTTTTCATCACCATCTCTAATTATATCATACCAATAACCTGTGCTATTAGCATTAGTAAGTTTGTTAACATACTCACCACCAGGACGTTTCATTAACCCAAAGGTTACATCAGGTACAGCATTATCACATACTCTTAGCTGCCCAGGAAATTTGATTATGTCTGGTTGTTGAGATACTCCTCCTAGAAAGTTAGGAATACGTTGATTTACTGTTGGCATTACCTTCTTTTAAGAACTTGATATGGTCGGTAAACACTACCAGGATTAGTAGAATACTGTTGATCGTTGAAGATATTATAATCTCCTTGATTAGTATCATACTCTAGGACTAATGCCCTTGCAAGTGCCTCATCATTAGCGATGAGTTCTGCAGCCTGTGGGTTATTTACCATGCGGTTAGAAGCGATCCTCGAAGCTCTGATAGTTATATAATCTTTGAATACTTGTGGTATATTTTCAAAGTCTATCATCCAAATAATATCACAATATAATTTATCTTCACTTGTATTTTCAAATTCAAATTGATGTTCTATTAAATCATAAAGTTTAGTAACTCCATTATCATCTTTTCTTATAACATCATAATCATTAAGATGTTTAAAATGATTGATATCAATTTGTAGTACATTATTAGGTACTATACACTGATCGTTAGTATCCAGTGTAATAGGATACTCAGTTTCTGTGTTGAATTTCCAGCCTTCTGCTTGTACCTCACGGCAAACTTGCCGAAGAGTAGCTTGAGCAATAGCCACTTCAGGGCTTTGCACAGTTAATGTATTAACAGGTGACTCTCCAACACTCATCAATATTGAGTTGACTGCATCCAGTTCGGTGGACACTCCGTAAGATACTGGGGCCATAAGAATAAAAAAAGGGAGCCGAAGCCCCCTTGTATATAAAGAATAAAATTTAGTACGCAGCAGGTGCTGTGTTTGTTCCAGCGTACAGTTCAACTGCAGCAGCTGGGTTCACATAATCGGCTCCCATAGCCAACCTACCTAGAATGACATCTCCCTGGTAAATCACGGATACATCACCTGAAGTAACTTGAACTTGAGGTCCAATAGCTTCGACTACACCAGCAGCTTCTCTCTGGAAGATAAGACCACAAGAGTTTACAAAGTTAGATAGCTGACCATACTCGTTATTAATTCCTGTTACGGAGTTACGAGCATCTTCTTGTGCTACACCAACGAAATCACCTGTGTTACCAGGGTCTGTTACGCCAGGGTTAGTAGCACCAGCACTACCATAGATAGTACCATAGTTACCAAAGAACGGAATGTTCATTGACTTGAAGATCTTGATACCTGCAATTTCAATGATACCATTACCACCCTGTAAGGCTGTACCTTGTACGTCTCTGTTTACAAGACCATTAGATCCTACGGCTTGTATTAATTCATAATATTGGCGAGGGTTTAAAATCCCGACTCTACCGTCAGTACTCACACCTTTCTCATCTAGTGCAGCAGCTGCATCATAGAAGGCGTTGATTAATGGAGTGGATTTATAAGCTTCATCAGCGTTAGTACCTGCAGCACCAACTTTAACTTGTGTTCCACCTGGTTCCTTGAAGTTAGTCTTTGTAACTATTCCTGGCTTACGAGCACCACGGGTGATCGCACGGAAAATTAGTCGGTCATATTTTTCAGCTAGTGCATAGCCGATTTTCTTAGAAATTTCTCCCCTCAACTCATAATGCGCCAATGTTTCATCCAGCTCATAAACGAAAGCTGAACTGATTAATAGGTCATCACATGTTATTGTCTTCTCAGCTACTGGTGGAGCACCGTCACTGTTTCCTAAGATGCTGTTTCCTGGGGTGTGGTATTCCGCACTTGTGCGACCAGTGAAGATGAATTGTAAACTCTTTCCATTACGGAGAGTTCTCTTCATCACAAGGTCACGAGCAATTGTATTGTTCTGGAATCCCTTGAACATTTCACCCGAGAACAGCTTAAGGTAAAGACCTCTCGGGTCGGTACCTGGAGTACCATTAGCGGTACCCGCATCAAAACCACCTCTAGTCAGTGAAGCCTGATGGGCGGTTGATTGTTGTCCCATTTTCTTTTAAAAATAATTGTTGTATTAACTTTCTTCAAACGTTTGAATTGTGTGGTCTATCCCACCGTCTAGACGGCAAAAGGTATCCAGCGTACTGGGCTTATGCCAATTACAGAGAGATCCGACACTGAGGTGTCTCTCTGCTATGGAAGTTAACGTGTAATACTTCAACGTGTATGAAAAAGGCTAACGCTCCGAGGAGAATTAGCCATAAACTATTAAAGTTTTTCAACTTGTCAACGCTTCTTCAAGAGAACCGTATTCCTCATCAACCCCAGGAGGTTGATAATCACTAGGCATCGTATCAGGATGCTCTTCTTTATGCTCCTCTGGTTTGTTATGATGATTTACTATCC